GCTGACCCTGAATATTATTTATACTATCAATTTCAAAATAGAGATACCAATAGAGTAGGAAGATACGAAGGACAATTTATGTTAAGAAGTTCTGATGGTGTATTAATTTTACCTATTAGAGAAAAATTATATATTAATGTTCAAGAATCATATATTGCTGATGATTTAGAATATGATAGTTGTTATGTTTCTGAGTTCCCTTGTTGTGTAAATGGGGGTCCGACAGGTTTAACAATTAACTTACATTTAAATAGTATTGTAACATCAGGTTCAGTAAATGTTGATTATGTTATAACTTCATCACAACAATTAAACAATCAATTAGATTTAACTTTCACAAATACATTAGGTCAAATAACTGGTACAGGTATTACAATTACATCAGCAATAACAATTAATTCAGGTACAACAATAGGATATGCTCAAGTTATAACTGGTGATGATTATACGGATTTAGATGGTACATCAGTATTCACTAATTTAGCTGTAACTTATCCTATTTCCTACACTTTCGACATAACCACTAATAGTATTTTTCCTGATTTGTAATTTGACTTAATTAGTTCTTCATTTTATATTTATAAGGACAAGGTAAATGTCATCCAGTATGACAGCTAATATACTAAACTTATAAAAATATAATAATGATTACACCTGAAGAAATCGAAAGTTTCTTAAACGGAAACGACCCCGAAGAACACATCGTTGCCATAGAATATGATTGGGCAACAGAAAACATCTTTAAGATTAAAGAAATCCCCGGTAAAGGAAAAGAAATTAGAAAGGATACATTCACCCCATTTGCTTGGGTTGGTGACCTCCACGGACTTAACTTTTACAAATCATCCAAAGGACTTCAAAAAGAAGCAATGACCAAACACGGAATCCTAATTGAGAAATTGGATACTGGTGGAAATGAACGATTAGAGAAGGGTCTAAAGTTCTTGGTTAAATCCCTTAAAGGATATAGAAGTTTAATGCAATTCTTCAAAGAAGGAGGAATTGACCCATATGGTGATAATACCAAAGAATACTTCCTAATCCCATCTCCAGTAGAACAATATCTTATCCAAAAGGAAAAAAGATTGTTTAAAGGTTATGAAGAATATAATGACATTACAAGATTAGGATTCGACTTAGAGACCACATCTTTAGAACCTAAAGATGGTAGAATCTTTATGATTGGAATTAAAACGAATAAAGGATTACAAAAAGTAATCGAATGTGCAAATGAAGACCAAGAACGAGCAGGTATTGTTGAGTTTTTTAGAATCATAGATGAGGTTAAACCATCAATCATCGGGGGATATAACTCATTCAACTTCGACTGGTATTGGATTATGGAAAGATGTAAAGCTCTACACTTAGATATCAAAAAGATTTGTAAGACATTACATCCTGAATATAATATGAAACAAACCAAGGGTATGTTAAAACTTGCCAACGAAGTGGAGGAATATACTCAGATTGGAATGTGGGGATATAATGTTATTGACATTCTACACTCAGTTAGAAGAGCTCAGGCAATCAACTCGAACATCAAATCAGCGGGTCTTAAATATATTACCCAATACATCAATGCTGAAGCTGAAGACCGAGTTTATATTGGACATACTGATATTGGTTCAATGTACGCCAAGAAAGAAGAGTATTGGTTAAATGTTAAGAATGGTAAATACAAAAAGGCCGATAAACCTGAATATGATAACTTGGACAAAAAGTTTCCTGATATCTATATCAAAACAACTGGTGACAACCTTGTTGAACGATATCTTGATGATGACTTGGAGGAAACCTTGAAAGTGGATGAAGAGTTCAATCAGGGTACATTTATGTTGGCATCAATGATTCCAACAACTTATGAAAGAGTTTCCACTATGGGAACTGCAACCCTTTGGAAAATGTTGATGATGGCTTGGTCTTATAAGTATAAATTGGCCATTCCCCAAAAAGAACAAAAGAAAGATTTCGTTGGTGGTTTATCAAGATTATTAAGGGTGGGTTATTCCAAGGATGTATTAAAACTTGACTACTCGTCACTATATCCATCCATTCAGTTAGTACACGATGTTTTTCCTGATTGTGATATTATGGGGGCAATGAAAGGTATGTTATCTTATTTTAGAAACTCGCGTATTAAATACAAGAACTTAGCTGCTGAATGGTATGACAAAGATAAAAAGAAATCCTTGTCTTATGATAGAAAACAATTACCTATTAAGATATTCATTAACTCGATGTTCGGTGCGTTATCAGCACCACAAGTGTTTGCGTGGGGTGATATGTATATGGGTGAACAGATTACTTGTACAGGAAGACAATATCTACGTCAGATGTTAAAGTTCTTTATGAAGAGGGGTTACACCGCGTTAGTATGTGACACGGATGGTATGAACTTCTCATTACCTGAAGGTGGTGTTGATGATAGAGTTTATATTGGTAAGGGTCTTAATTGGAAAGTTAAGAAGGGAAAAGAATACAAAGGTTATGATGCTGATGTTGCTGAGTTCAACGATACCTTTATGAAGGGTGAAATGGCATTAGATTGTGATGGAACTTGGAAATCTTGTATTAATCTTGCTCGTAAGAATTATGCAACGATGGAACATAATGGTAAAATCAAATTGACAGGTAACTCAATCAAATCCAAAAAACTTCCATTATACATTGAGGAATATTTGGATAAAGCAATTAGATTATTATTGGAAGGTGAGGGACAGAAGTTTGTTGAATGGTATTATGAATACTTAACTAAAATCTATAACAAAGAAATCCCCCTTCTTAAAATTGCACAAAGAGCAAAGGTTAAATTAAGTATTAAGGATTATATTGAGAGGTCAAAACAAACAACTAAATCAGGTGGAGCAATGTCAAGAATGGCTCATATGGAATTGGCAATGAAACACAATTTAAAAGTGAATCTTGGTGAGGTGATTTATTATGTTAATAATGGTGTTAAAGCAAGTCACGGAGATGTTCAAAAGAAGAAAGATGAAGTGGTATTAAATTGTTATATGTTAAATCCAAATGATATTGAGAATAATCCAGATATGTTGGGTGATTATAATGTTGCAAGAGCAATAACAACTTTCAACAATCGTATTGAACCATTATTGGTTGTATTCAAACAAGAAGTTAGAGATACTTTGATTATTGATAACCCTGAGAAAAGACAATTCTATACACAACAACAATGTGAGTTGATTAATGGAGTTCCATTTGAGGAAAAAGACCAAGATAGAATCAAAGAGGATTTGTTAGATTTAGAACCAAAAGAAATTGAGTACTGGAACAAGAGAGGAATTGACCCCAACTATATTTACGATTTGGCTGAAGAAGGATGGGAACAATATATTGACTAAACTATTTATAAAAAAAAACTTATGAAAAAACTTATTATTTTAATTTTAGTAATTTCAACGATTGGGTTAACATCTTGTGGTAATCCAGTTTACAAGAAAAGAAAAAAATGTACAGGAAATGGTAGTTGGTATGGGAATAGAAACTTGGGTGAAAAGACACCAACACAACAAAACACCTATGTACTGAAGTAACAAAAAACCCCACTTAAACGGTGGGGTTATTTTTTTATTCTAATTTCATACCATCTGAAGAGATAATGTACCAGTTACCTTCGACATACTCCAACTCAACACAAGCACCATTATCAATTTCTATTTCTTCATATTGGTCATCAATCAAAGAATATTTAGGTACAATACTTGTTTTAGTAAGAACTTTAATTTTGATAGATTCTGTTGTATAACCATCTAAAGTAATAGTACAATTATCAACATCTTTTACAACTAAAAGGTATTCACCATTGGTTGTATATGTTGGGGTATTAATTACCTTTTTAATTTTAGATGATGGATTTTGACCATATCTGATGGTCTTTGTGACCTCACCAATTTTTTTCTTTTCAGTTTCCATTTTTTTATTTTAATAATAATAAAATAATTAGATAACGTAAATCTGTCTTGGTAACGCTTGCATTTTCTTTACTTTGTTAAGATTTTCAGCTAACAAAGCCTCTCTCTCCATAACCTTTTCAGGTCTTAGTCTGGTTAAACGACCTTCAGCACCAATAAGTTCATCTATGAGTTTAGTCTTTTCATCTTTACCTTCAGTCGCTAATGATGCGTAATCCATAGTAAGTTCACTGTCAGGAGTTTTGATATTACCACTAAACTTACCTCTTACTTTTGCCAATGTTTCTTTGGCTGATGCAAAAAACCATTTACGAACCCATATTTGAGCTGGGTTATTTAAATCAATCCAACTTATTTTATCGAAAGGAACATCAGATGGTAATTTAATAATATCAGGATTTTTCTTCAAACAATCGTCTCTATCAGGACCATCAACCTCATAATACCAATACCATACTTTTCCTCTCATAAGGGTATTATTACCGAAATCAAACTTACCACCAGGTGTTTGCATCAAGTGTATTGCTTTTTTTCCTTCGGGTAAGGCTGTCATTCTGTATGTTAAATCCCCTGCAATAATTCTTCTTTGGATATTAATTTCTTGCATCCTCAATAACATATCAAATGCTGGCATCATAAAGTAAGAACCCGAATAACCCATTTGTGAGTACCCGGCAGGTCCTCCAAGACCCGCACCTCCCAATGCACCAAAAGTCCAAGGGTCAAATAAAAGGTTTGTTAATTCACTAGGTGTGAACCACAAAAGTTCATTTAATTCTCTACCTGCAGGTATTTCATATATTTGTTGTCCTGGAACTAATTGAATGTAATCTTTTTTGAGTACTGAATCACCACCAGCCTGTAAACCAACTATTTTTGAATAGGCATATGAATACCTTTCTTCGAAGTCAAAACTTTTTGTGATAAAAGCTTTGGACAATGATTGGGTATCCAAGTTAAGATTATATAATGAAGTCCATTGTGATTCGATTAACCAGTCTTGGACATATTGTGAATAATCCTCGATTGATAGCTCCAAAAGTGAATCCAATTGTTCATCTTCTAATTCAATACTTCTAAGAGGGGCACCTAAAGTGTGTCTCAGTTTTGTATAAAGATTGGTTCTATCTGGTTCTGGAATTATTGACATAGTTAGTTTTTATTTATAAATATCAAGTTTAGGGACATATTATTTTTTTGAAACTTATATTGGATACTGGTTTAGTATTCAATTCTAACTCGTTACTTTGTGGGTTGTATATGTAGGTTATTCCATTTTTAACAACCTTAAAACGAATACTCAATCTTTTTTCTTTACAACCTGATTGACCTTTGTTTGACCAATATATTTCAATATTTTCCATAGGGACTAAAACATTTTCCTCAAAAATAATTCCTTTTAAGTTTTTTCTAATTAGTCCTAAGAATTGTTCACCAACACCTCCTTCCTTAATCTTGTTGAAGATGTCACTTATTATTTTGTTGTACACTCTCAAATGAGTTGGTTTCAATTTACTTACTTCACTTGATTTAAAAATGGAGAAAAACTCAGACAAATAGCTATCAACACTAGTATCCATCATTTTCACCTCAAACTTATCATCTTTTGAAAAAACTTTTTTACCATTATAATAGAAATCTGAGGTGGCCATCAAATCAGCTTTTATGGGTGTTATTGATTCCATATTACTCAATACACAATCAACGACTTCATCAATATACACATCCTCAGTTTCAGGATATTGTAATATAGTGTTAACAAGTTTAACAAAACTAGATTCACTATCCTCACCACATTTGTAATTTAAACTGAGTGAAGTAGGATATGACTTCATATAAGGTCCGACCAAACTTTCCTCATATTCTGCATATTTCTGTTTTCTAACTGTTCTTAAAAATTCGTCCAATTTTGATGTATTTCGTATTGGTGATGTTTTAAGATTTTCTAGTCTATTTTTTGTTTCAGTTCCATCAAATTCATCATCCAAAATAAAGTTTGCAATAACTTTCATAAAATTACCTGGTAGGTCGGATAACATAGCCAACTCCAACATTTTGGTGAATAATCCCCTACCAAATACTATATCTCTTCTTTCTTTTTTAGTTTTGATGTAACTATATGCAGGATAATAAAAATTTATTATGGTATTCAATGCGTCAATAACTTCTTGTTTTTCTTGGTCATTAATTTTATCGACAACTTCGTTTTTGAACTTACAATAAATTGAATTTGTGTCACCGAAAGAACATAAATCATCAAGTAGATTTTCTCTATCAAAACCTATTGAAATTGCTTCAGTTATTCGTTGTAGTTGTTTTTTTGTAATAACTATTTTTTTTGATTCAGTTAAATTTAATTTTTTTATATTCAAAGATGGGGATTGAAACTTTTTACTATCAGGTTTAAAAATGTATGAAAATCTTTCTTTTGAAGTCCCACCTTCATCTTTTACTTCAACATCTTCAAAATCAAAGAAAATATAATTATTTTGATTATCAATGAATGCAAAAATTTGAATGTTGTTTGGGTCGTATTTATTTTTACTTTTAAATACATAAACTATGTTCCCATTTTCATCTTTAGATTCGTATAAGTCAATAGTAGGTTTTACTTGAACATATTTACTATTACCATCTTCGGTAACAAACATATCTTGTCCTTTATACTTATCCCTTGTATCACCATCACAAAATTGCGTTATTTGTGAATTTTTGTTTTTGGTGTTTAATATTTCAATTGCAATTTTTTCTCTTTCAATACCTCTATTTAAAGTTCCTTTTTTTGTTTTTGGATTTAAAACTATGTTTGCCAAACTTTCAGTGAACTTCCCCACATCACCAAATAGAGTTTTTCCCATAACATTAAACCAAGTTTCCAAATCATAGTTTTTACTATTATATTTTTCATAAAACTCTAATATTTTATCACTAATTCGAGTGTTAGCATCAAACCAATTAACAACCGACCATTCACCAGTTCCACCCCTTTGACTTACAGCATATTTTCCACCAATAACACCATAGTTTGTTTTACATAACTCAGTTTGGATTTTACCATAACAAGGAGATTCAATACGAGTATCAGGATTGTAATCCCTAATAATTTCAGGTGAACATTTTGGATAAACTTTCTTCAATATTGTTTGAACAAAAACAGGATTTAGTCTTCCGTTTGGGTTTAATACCTCGACTTCTTCTTTGATTAATTTTTTAGTTTTAACTGATTCAGTTAACTTAGTTTTCTTTTTATCTGTATATAATTTATTAACAAACTCCCAATTTATAACATCCCAAAAGTTACCAATGTATTCATCTCTTTTGTTTTGATATTTGAGATAATATGCGTGTTCCCATACATCAAGACCAAGAATAGGAAATCCACCCCCATCAACTATGTTCATTAGTGGATTATCTTGGTTGGGTGTTGACATTATTTTAAGTCTGTTGTTTTTTGTCAATATTAACCAACACCAACCTGAACCAAATCTATCCTTAGCTATTTCGGTGAATTCTTTTTTGAATGAATTAATTGAACCGAAATCTTTAATAATTTTGTTTTTTATTTCAGTTGGTATTTCTTGTTTTTTTGGGGACAACATTTTCCAAAATAAAGCATGATTAAAAGCCCCACCCGCATTGTTTCGTATTGTTTTATTGTACTTCGAGATGGACTTAATAATGTTCTCCAATTCAACATCGCCATAGTTCTTTTTAGATAAGGCTTTGTTCAATTTATCAACATAACCTTTATAATGTTTGTTGTAATGTATATCCATCGTTTTTCCATCGATGAAACTACTAATTGAACGATATCCAAATGGTAATTTATCAATACCAATTTTTTTTGCTTCAGATAATATATCTTCTTTAGTTAATATTATTTCTTTAAGTAAATTTGCTGCTCTTTCCATAAGATATAAATATCTCATAAATATTAACGAACAGAATTAATCTTGTTCATAATTTGCTCAATGAACTCCGCTCTATCAATATTGTCACCCATAACAGTATCAATAACATTCTTTTTATTAATTAACATATCATAGATAACACCTTCAATCGTATTATCAAATAGTGGGTAATAGACTGAAACACAATTCTTTTGACCATATCTGTATGCTCTATCCTCAGCTTGTTGGTGATGTGCGGGAACAAAAGATAGGTCATTAAATATAACAGCCTCGCCTGCAGTTAAAGTAATACCAACTCCTGCAGCTTGTAAATTACCAACAAAAACTTTTATTTTATCGTTATCTTGGAATTGGTCAACCGCGTATTGTCTTTGGACTTTTGAGCAAGTTCCATCCAAATAAACAGCTTTCTTTCCAAAATGAGAATGAATCTTATGTAGAGTATCTGTAAAGTTTGTGAATATGATAACTTTTTTATTAAGTTCCAAAATATTCTCAACAACCTCAATTGTATTCAATATTTTTTCTTCAGCAATTACTTGTCTAACTTTCATCAATTTATTAAACTGAACTGTTAAAGACCTCGATTCATCAGGATGTTTATTATACCATTCGTAATACTCACCCATTAACTCTTCATACATTTTAGATTTTAATCTAAGATAGATAGGTGTAATAATCTTTTCAGG